GTCACAAAAGATCGTCCTGATATTTTGAATGCGCTAGAAGAAGGATACTCTCTTGAAGAAATTGCAGATCATTTTGGTAAAAATGCCCCACCTAAACCAGAAGCAGAAAAGCAAGAAGATCCAAGTTTAGGTCGTGTCGCTGCTGGTTTAGCTGCTGATATTGCTGTAGCGGAAGGTGCTAAATATGCTGGAGCAGGTGCTGGGGCAGCTTTAGGTTCAGCTGGATTTTCTCTTGGACCTGTAGGAGTAGTTACCGTTCCCGCTGGAGCGGCGGCAGGATATGTAACAGGAGCATTAGGGGGCGGATGGACTGGCTCTATTCTTGCCCAAAAGATTGAAGGAGCAAAAGAAATCAATTACGGCAGAGCTACTGTCGATACGCTTTTGAATCTTATCCCAGCAGTTAAAGTTGGCAAGGCAGGTGGCAAGTTGCTCAAAGCATCAACAGCACTTGCGAAACGCCCTATTAGAACCGGCATGGCTCTTGGAGCAGTAGCAACTCCAACATACATGGCAGTTGACGAGATTCAAGATAGAAAAGATTACACGCTTGAGGACTATCTGAAAGCGACAGGAACAAGCATGGCTTTAGGTGCTGGGCTTGGTCTTGCCGAAAGGAAGCTGACTAATGGGATATTGAAGATTAGGAACAAAACTCCAGATGAAATTAATCAACTGATTGCTAAGGGAGATCCGACAACCATTGAGCTAGTTGACACATTAACCGCTGGAGTCACTCCTCAAGACGTAAAGATGGCACCAGCAAGCGTTGCTGAATACATTCAAGGCATGATGAAAGGTGGCACTGCAACTGTTGCTCCTAGCCGAGTGCTTGGATATGACGCTACCACTGCCGCTAAAAAAGCTCAGTCATCAATCGAAGCAGTTCAAGGCACAGCGGGAAATGTCGGCAAGCAGATTGATGACTACCTTGCAAAGAATCCTCAATATCGTGATGATGCAATAGCCGTTCTTGATGGGAAATCTCGCCCCAATCTTCCTGCTGAGTTGCTTGACAATCTTCTGTATGGAAGAAACAAGATCAGAACTGAGCAGCAGAGGATGATCGACATGCACAATTCTGGCGAGAAGATTCTCCCAAATGACAGAGCAGAACTGATCGAGGATAGCTTGAATCGCGGAGATTACTTGACCAGAGCTTACAGATTTTTCCAAGATGCAAACTACAAGCCATCAAAAGAAAAGTATGACGCACTAAAGAACAGTCTTGTTGCGGATGGCATGGATGAAGCTGACGCAAACAAATACTTGGCAGAGCTTCAGGCTAAAATGAAAGGCAATCCAGAAGACTTCTCTAATTTCATGCGAGGTACTGGAACTCCTAATGTATTAAAAAGAAGAAAAGATGTCTCTCCAGAATTAGAGGATTTTCTTGGTCTAATAAAAGAGCCTGGACAAAGAGTCGGCACCACTATGTCCATCCTAAACAGGATGAACGAATATGCTGAAGCTGATGCCAAAATTGCAAAAGCTCTATTCGACTCTGGAGCAGCAGTCAAAGCTGCTGATGTAAAACAAGGTCTTCAACCGTTAAGACTCAAGCGTGGAAACGCAATGCTTAATGGCGAGGAGTTGTATGTTGATCCAGCAGTCCAGACAGCAATCAACAAAATTTATGCTGGCGGAATAGATGAGCAAGCTAATCTTGCTGCCAAGCGTGTAATGCAAGACATTTATGAAACTGCTGTGTCTGGACTCAAGTCTGCCAAAGTAATTGGAAACGTTTCATCATATTTAATTCAGGCACCTAGCAACCTTGCTATTACTCTTGCAGCGGGAATGAATCCATTCCTAGGTCTTGGCAATGCAGTCAGAATGTCTCTTGGGACGCTTGCTGGCACAAAAGCTGGAGGACTACCAATGATTAAGAAGGTAGCAAATCAAGCCCCTCCGTTAACCATGGAGAAGTTTGAAGACTTGAAAAAACGTGGGATGATAACTGGCAACGTTGTTTTTGAAGACATTAAAGCTGGCTTGCAAGGAAAGCGTTTGGGTAAAGCATTCCAAAAAGCAACTGATGTTCCTGGTAGGGTTTACAGCTTGCCAGATAACATCTTCAGAATTGTCAACTATGAGAACAATGCTCATGTCTTACAGAAGATGATGCCAACTGCAACTGAGGAGCAGATCAAAGAAATGGCAGCAAGGATGACAACAAAGTCATATCCAAATTACGACTCTGTAAGTCCTGAGCTAAAAGCACTTTCCAGAGCAGGTGTCATGCCGCAGTTTGTAACATACTCTCTTGAGTTTGTAAGAAGTCAACTTGGGCAAGCAAAGCTCATTAAGCAAATGGCAGATGGCACTCTTCCTGCGAAACTTGGAGATGAGTTTAAGAACATCCCAGTTAATGCGGAAGCAATGAAAAAAGAGGCAGCAAAACGCCTTGCTGCTATGACTACTGCATACGCTGCTGCCACATATGGCATTAATCAATTCAATCGAAACACGTTCACCGAAGAACAAGAAAGAGCTTATCGAGATACTGTTGCGGCAGACTTTGAGAGAGACAAGCCTCTTTTGCTTTACAAGAAAAAAGATGGTTCAATTGGATCAATCAACACTGCTTACTATCTTCCTCAAACTATTCCAGCAAACTTGGTAATGTCTGTTTTGAGGGGTGAAGACGTAGATGAAGGAACCGACAACCTGCTTAAACTACTTGGGGCTGAGCTTGTTGGTGAGGGGTCGTTTGCTGCTCAAGGATTAAGTTCTTTGGTTTCTGGAAGAGATTTCAAGACTGGAGACTTGGTATCTAACGATCCTAATATCGTTGGTAATAGACTTGATCGACTTGCGGATTTCGGCAAAGAGTTTGTTCCGACAACGATTACAACTATGCAGAAGCCTGGCAAGACTATGCAGGAAAAGCTAACGCGCCAAGCTGGTATTCGCGAGGAAACAAGAACAATCCCAGAAGGATTTGGATTCAAGGCAAGAGGAATCCACGAAGCTCTTGGAAACATTAAGTCAACCATGTCTGGGCATGAATACAAACTTAGAGATGGGAAAATATCTCAAGAAGAATACAACGCTCTAATTGCCAATGAGCAAAACAACTATGCTGGCAATATGCAGAAAATGTTGGAGCATGTAAAAAACTTGCGCACTCTTGGTGAGACTGATGAAACTATTGTTCCAATGCTTCAGAAGGCTAAGTTCTCAAGCATCGACACATTGAATTTGCTTGAAGGCAAAATCGAACCATACAATCCAGTCAAAGAAAAAACCACATCTGAGGTTCTGGATGAATTGGTTGGAGCAAATGATTCTGAAACCCAAAACAACATTAGAGGTCTTGTAAAGAAAGATCCAATTATGGGTAATAAGGTTCTTGCTGCATACAAAGAAAGAGCAAGAACTAAAGGTATTGTCCTTACTCCAAAAGAAACCCTTCTAGCTGGATTGCCAACAAACGAAAAAGTGGAAAGGGTTTTCCCGCAAATCCAAGCAAGCAACAATCCCGATGGTGAGATTAGAAGGCTATTCAAGAAAAAAATCTTGACTGAAACCGATGTAAAAGCCATTGAGATCAGGAGGAAATTGGGTTCAAATTGAACTTAGTTCCGCGATTAGCAACACAACCTATGAGCGAAGAACAACTCCAGAAGCTGAAAGAAAACTACTACGACGAACGCGCGGATAAAGCCGAATGGTTCTTGGAGGTAAGGGAACGTGCAAAGTCCCTGCCTCGCAACAACATCGAACACTACGCTCCGAATAAGGCGGCGTTGGTGCTGTATCTGCTAGCGCAAGGAGCAAGGATTAGCGAGATTCAGAAGAAGACTGGAGTTGGTCGTGACATCATTCGCTCGCTGGAGTGGAGGCATAACGATACCCTAGAGACGAAGCGCAAGGAATTCTCCATGCGTTACGCTATTGCAGCGCAGGAATACACCGACCTGCTGTTTGAGCGAGCCAATCAACTCTTCGATGACCCAGACAGTCTTGCCAAAATCTCCCCTGAAAAGCTAGCAATCACTGTTGGCATCCTAACCGACAAAGCCGCCCAACTTACTGGCATGGCAACCACTGTTGTCGAACACCGCAAGGGAGCTAGCATTGATGACGCAGCGAGAATCATTTCTGAAGCAAAAGCAAGGATTGCGAACAAAATAAAAGAAAGCGCAATCGACGTTGAATTTGTTGACGTTTCAAAAGAATCTTGATAAAAACAAGCGTCAACCAGATGTGTGGTCTAGTTGACGCTTTAACACGATACATAAATGAGTATGAAAAGTGCTGAAAAAAATAAGTCAGAACAATTGCTTGATGTCAACGATATATTCAAGTATTTGGATTACAACCCCGAGTCTGGAGTCTTTGTCTGGAAAGTGAAAACTAAGACAAGCAATGTTGGAGATGTCGCTGGTAATACAAATTGGCGTGGATACACATCAATCTGGATCAATGGCGTTCAATACTATGCCCACAGATTAGCTTGGGCGTTTTGCAATGGTTGCTTTCCTCGCGGAGATATTGACCATATCAACGAAAACAAATCAGATAACAGGATTGCGAATCTTAGAACTGCAAGTCGATCCCAAAACATGTTTAACCGAGGCAGGAATAAGAATAATACATCTGGGATAAAAGGGGTTGCATTCTGCAAGGCTACAGGAAAATGGCGCGCGCAAATAACCGTTGATAGAAAAAACTTGAACATTGGGCGATTCAAGACGAAAGAAGAAGCAGCGAATGCCTACATGGTAAAAGCTCAAGAACTTAGAGGAGAGTTTGCAAAATGCTAAAATGGACAGAACACCCAGTTCTCCCTATTCCGACTGATGAGGAGATTTGCTTAATGACTCCAGAGGAATTGATGGAGATTCATCAAATCCGCGAGGAAGCTATTCGCAATGCCATTAAAGATCCGTTCCGATATGGATGGAAGTTCGAGAACTGGAGAAAGCTAGAAAAGTGCCTTGAGACTAGGAATGAGGCACTTATCAGTGGTGGGAATCGCTCATCGAAAACGCAGGTCGGGGCTTACTTTGTGGTAAAAGCTGCTATCGAAAATCCAAACTCTGACATATTCTGCTTTGCTCAGAATGCCGAGGTATCTATTCGCCAGCAGCAAGCTGCCGTGTATGACTGGATGCCAGCCGAGTTTAAGAGTAAGCAGACAAGCCAGAACACCTATCTCTCTTACTCTAGGAAAAACGGATGGACTGACAACTCGTTAATCTTGCCAAATGGATCGAGGATTTCATTTAAGACGTATGCTGCGTTTGCGAACAACCAGACCATCCTAGAAGGCGCGGAACTTGGTTCCAAGGAGGCGACATGGCTGAATATCGGTGCATGGTGCGACGAGATGCTTGGTGGTCCAGAACTAGTCGATACGCTCAGATTTCGACTCGCCACAAGGAATAGTAAAATGATGCTAACCTTCACTCCGATCTTTGGATATACGGAGCTAATCAAACAGTATCTTGACGGGGCAAAGGTCATTGAAAGCAGAGAAGCCGAGCTACTAGATGGTGAAATCGTCCCAACAATCCTTGAGTGCAAAAACATCAAGGGGACGGTTCATTACTTCCACTCACAGGACAATCCATTTGGCGGATATGAGCGTATTAAGCAGACACTCGCTGGCAAAACGCGAGAGGAGATATTGATTCGAGCATACGGAATCCCGACTAAAGCTGCCGCCACCAAGTTCCCGAAATTCAACAAGGTGGTAAACGTAGTCGATCCAGAGAAGATCCCCACCACAAACGTCACCAGATACCACATCATCGACCCTGCTGGATCAAAGAACTGGTTCATGTGCTGGATTGCCGTGGACGAAACTGGCACGATGTGGGTGTATCGTGAATGGCCTGGAGTCGATGTGGGTGATTGGGCTGAGTGGCGAGGTGGGAAGTGGGTGCCTGGAGATGGCGCCAAAGGGCAAGGCTACGGCATCCGAGACTACGTTGACCTCATCCAAGAGATGGAAGGCGACGAGGAGATATTCGAGCGTCTGATCGACCCACGCCTAGGTGCTGCCAAGTATCAAGTGCAGGACGGATCATCGTCGATTATTGAGGATTTGAACGACATTGGCATGGTCTGCATCCCTGCTCCTGGGCTAGACATTGATGATGGACTGCAAGCATTGATCGGGAAAATGGCATGGGACACAACTAAGCCGTTGGATTCTGTCAATCGTCCCCATTTCTACGTCAGTTCCGACTGTGAGAATATCATCCAAGCATTGTCGGAATACACTGGCGATGGTGGTCTAAAGGAAGCATGGAAAGACCCTATCGATGTTCTGCGCTATGCCGCAATCTCAGGAATAGATCATGTTGACAATTCCGTCAGTTTTGTTACAACTCAGGGAGGTGGAGGTTATTAATATGCCAGCAAAGAAAGAAGCAAAAAAGCGTGGTCGCCCAGCAAGGATCGTGGACGAGGTCGTCGTAGACATCTTGGAAGCACCCTTGAAGGCGAGGATTATCGGTTCTTGTCCGAATCCATCGTGGGCAAGAGCTAGGATCGACGGATTCAACGTCAACATTAAATGTCCAGTCAACATATCAAAACGCTTGATTGGCAAGGAAGTTGATGTTATTCTCGTCAAATCCGACCCTGAAGATTATTACCAGTATTTAGCATGAATGAAGTCCAAGAACTAGAAGACGAATCTCTTATCTATGTGGATAAGAAGCCAGACATCAATGCTTTGGCGGATGCCTACGATACTTGTCTGGTAGATCTGGACTACTATTTCGAGTCATGCTTGCGCTCATACAATGACCGTCGAAACATCTGGGATGGCAAGTCCGATGACCTTCGCAAGAATGGTGCAAACGCATTTCCATGGCAAGGCGCATCCGACCAAGAAGTGAACGTGGTTGGTGAGCGCATCGACATGTATGTCGCACTGTTCGACCAAGCATTGTCTCGCTCGCACATCAAAGCGTTTCCTACATCAATGGCGGCTATGCCCAAGGCAGCAGTTGTTTCTGGATTCCTGAAATGGATGCGCTCAACCTACATTCCCGACTTCAAGCGTCAAATGGAACTAGGTGGCAACTATCTCATGGAGAAGGGTATCATGGTGTCTTACGTTGGCTGGAACCGCGAGAAGCGCACCTACCTGCAAAGTGTAAGCCTAGAGCAAATCGCCCAAGCATCACCCGACCTTGCCGAGATGATTCTTAGTGAGCAAGACGATGAGATGCTGATTGATATGCTTCAGCAGTCGTTCCCTGACCTCTCCGTTAAACGTGCGAAGAAAGCAATCAAAGACCTGCGCAACATGGGTGTGGCAGAGATTCCGCTTTCCCGCCAAACGGTGGACTGCCCTGTAGTCTATGCTTGCGCTCCCGATGGCGAGGTGATGTTCCCCTCCTACATCTCAGATCCGCAACGCGCACCATACATGTTCTGGCGAACATTCCTTACGGCTCAGGAACTTGAGAAGAAGGTGACAAACGAAGGATGGGATCGGAAGTGGGTGGACAATGCCATTGAAACACTTCGCGGCAAAGACTCCATGTATCTCGATGGCGAGAAGGTCAAGACCCAGACTCGCCTACCAATTACCGATGACAACGACCTTGTCATGGTGGTTTACGCCTACCAACGTCTAATCGACGAAGAAGATGGCTCCGAGGGCATTTACTGCACCGTGTTCCATCCGCAGACCGATGGTTACGCCAAGCATGAACTGCTGAATGGCTATGATGATTACCCATTCGTGGTGACTCGCCTAGCTAACGACCAGAAGCGCATGTATGAGGTGCAGACGTTCTCTGACATCCTCCGTGGTCCACAGATGCAAATCAAGACGGAGCGCGACAGTCGCATCGACCGTGCTTCCTTGGCTACCCTGCCACCGATCATGCACCCCGCTGGTCGTCCACCTTCGGACTGGGGTCCTGGTCGTCGAGTCCCCTATCGTCGCCTAGGAGAAATCGCCTTCGGTCCAATCCCGCCACGCGATGACGGATCTGTCGAAAGCGAGATGTCCATGCGCGCACAAGCTGACCGTGCTGTTGGTCTGGATCTTCAGAATCCCCTCTCCGCTGCACGGCAACAATACTTCATCGGCAAGTTCCTCGACCATGTTAAAGACGTTCTCACGATGGCATGGAAGCTGTATCAGCGCATGGGACCGGATGAAGTGTTCTTCCAAGTCACTGGCAATCCCAATCCCCAAGTGATGACCAAGGGCAGCCCCGACGAAGACTTCTCCATCATGGTATCATTTGATTCCTTGTCGAGTGATCCAGAGACGGCAGAGACGCAGCTGAAGAACATGGTGTCCCTTACCCAGCTTGACCGCAATGGCATCCTCGACATCAACAAGATTCTCGAGTTTGCCGCATCGTCGATCAATCCAATCTTCGCTGACTACGTCCTGCAACCAGTGGAGGAAGCGCAGCAGAAAGTGGCTAAGAACGTCACGGACGACCTTGCCAAGATCTTCTCTGGCATTGAAGTCCCTGCTCAACCGAATGGCGCACAGATTGCTATGCAGATGGTGCAAGCCTACGTCCAGCAACCTGATGTGGCGGCGAGAGCGCAGTCCGATGAGGCATTTGCAACACGTTTGCAGAAATACATGTCCCAGTATCAGTTCCAATTACAGCAAGCACAGAATGCTGAGATTGGTCGAATCGGCACAGCACCTGCGCAGATGGGCGGAATGACAACTCAAGGAATCCAACAATAATTTTTAACAATAACCAAAATAAAATATGCCAAACAATAAGAAAAAAAAGACCGAATCTGTTAGATATTTGCCAGCAGCACATCCCGATCAAACGCACGTTGTCGGAAACGGTTATACTATATATAATCAAGATATGCCAATTCCTGGAAAAAAAGGAAGCATCCAACAAGGACCGCCTGTTAGTGCTATGCCTTACAAAGATTATATGCAGCGAGTGGAAACCCATAAAGCTAAATACTACAATAAAGAACGAGGCACTCCTTCTTCTACGACTCGCAGGATCATCAAGTAAATGGTGGTGCAATGAGAAAGAAGTCCACAGTCAATGCGGCAGGGAACTACACCAAGCCCACCATGAGGAAAGCATTGTTCAAGAAGATCAAAGCTGGAACCAAAGGTGGTGATCCTGGAGAGTGGAGCGGAAGAAAAGCACAGCTTCTTGCTAAAGAGTATAAGAAGAAAGGCGGGAGCTACCGATGAAACCATCTCAGCAATCACTGAAGAACTGGACTGCCCAGAATTGGCGAACCTCCGATGGCAAGCCTAGCAAGGGCAAGAAACGCTATCTGCCAGATGCCGCATGGAGTTCATTAACTCCCGCCGAGAAAGCTGCTACGAATCGCGCTAAAGCTAAGGGCAACGCCCAAGGCAAGCAGTTCGTAAAGCAACCTAAGAAGATTGCCAAAAAAACATCCGCATACCGATAATGGAAAAGAGATTTAAGAAAGTAATCACTAACCCAGCTACTGGTCGCAAGAAGACCATCAAGTATGGGCAAGCAGGTAAAGCCGCAGACGGTGGTGATCGGATTCGCCCCTCCACGAAAAAGGCTGACGCTTACTGCGCAAGATCCAATGCAATTAAAGGAGATTGGCGCAGCGATAAGAACTCACCGAACAGCTTGTCGCGTAAAAAATGGCGTTGCCGAGGAAATAAATCAATGCGATAACTCTATGAAAAAACCAAAGACAAAAGCTGCAAAGCAAGCTAAGGTAAAGAAGGTGATGGGCGAATACAAGTCTGGAACGCTGCATTCTGGTCGTGATCCCAAAGGACCAAAGAAAGCACCAGTTGTCAAGAACCGCAAACAGGCAGTTGCAATCGCATTAAATTCAGCAGGAATCTCCAAGCGCAAATAAACTATGAAAAACATGAAATCAGGAAGTTGTGGTCACGATGGTAAAGGCAAAGGTAAACGCTACGTTGAGATCGAGATCAAGATGGGCAAGATGCCTAAGAAAGCTGCTAAGAAAGTAGCCAAACGCAAGTAATCTCCATGAGAGACTACAAGAAAGAATACGAAGAGTATCACGGCAAGCCCAAGCAGATTTCTCGCAGGGCTGGACGCAATGCTGCTCGAGCCAAAGCTGTAAAGCTAGGCATTGCATCTAACGGTGATGGGAAAGATGTTCACCACAAGAACAACAATCCAAAGGATAACCGTGCAAGCAACCTAGCCTCTACGCCAGTAAGCAAGAACCGAGGATTCCCTCGCACATCAAAGAATAAGCCTAAAGGACGACTCAAATGACACCACTACCCAAGCCAACAATCCAGCAGTCCATCGAAGCACTCTCCGACCGTGATGAGTTCAAAGCAATCGTGCAGTTTATCTCCGATGAGCGTGAACGATTCTTCGGTGACCTTCGCCAATGTATAGACAACAACGAAGTGATGAAGATCGTCGGAAGTGTTGCCACCCTGGACGAACTTCTCACTTTGTTAAAAAAACAGGCTTGACAAATTAGCGGGAATGTGGTTTCTTTCCCTTGCTGTTTTGTTTCATCTGCTTGTGTTCAGGTATCCGTAGGGGGTCAAACCTCTACGGATATTCTTTTTTCATCTTGTCCATTTTCTGATTAGCCAAGCTCAGATCGTCCTCCAGTTGCTTGATGCGCTTCAACTGAGACTCGATGATCCCATCCGCCAAAGCATTGGTGAACAGTCGCTTGTTCTTAGCTAACGATTCATTGAGTCTGGCGAATGCTTCAATGCACTTGATTGCATCGTCGATTGCCACACCGATTGTAGTGGTATCGGGCTGGGGAATGCTCTCGTCACCTCTACGCCAAGCATTGAATCGACGTAGGATTTCTATTGTTTGTTGGTTCATTTCAGTTCTCCTTTCACTGCAGTTAGAAATATTGCTGCACGGTCAATGCTTTTTGGAGTTCCATCTTCATTGATAACATCCGTTAAAATATTTACCAGCGCATCGCGTTGCTCCCACGCCTCGGCAAGCTCGCGTTCGAGTTGTTTGGCAAATCGCCATCCTTCGGCTCTCCATTCTTGATCGCACATGGTAACGCAAGTGATTTGTTTTTCATGCGTCCTTGAGGTTGTTCTGTTTGTATTCATGTTGTTTATTTTGTCATTTGGTTTTTCCATCAGCTTTCGTTTAGCAATCTCTCTGTCAATATACCATCTCGCCTTCTCCAAGTCTTCGATCGCATCGTTCTTTAAGTCAGCTCTCCAGATGTATTTGATTGCATTGCCAAGGCAAAAGTTCATGTGTTCCGTGACTTGGATGCACTCAATCTTTGATGGGTGTGCTGTGTAATGTAGTGGGTGATTTACTTTATCATTCATAGTCGTTCATTTTATTTCTGTACACAGTTAGTCTCATAACCTCCCTAGAGCGCACACGATGAGAAACATTATCTACCATATGCTTTTATGATCCGAAAACCAGCCCCTTAGGAGTCAACCTCCTGCCACCTCTGCTTAGGCTCATGGTGACAACACGATGGCAGCTTTCCCGCTTTTCGTGCCTAGTGATGAGTGTGGAAGATTTACGTCTTCTCGCGTAGCCCTTTCTTTTGGTCTGTAATCGGGGATCGAACAGGGGCATCCATAAAATGAAAAACCCGCCCGAGCTAGCCCCTCAGACGGGTTTTTTTGCCCTCCGAAGATAGGCAGAAATTCTTATCACAGCGGGGCTAGCGCACGGACAAGAGAGAGATAGACGATAAATCAGAACTTGGCAAGAATTATTTTCAAGAAAGTGAAAAAAATATCCCCCAAGTGTGCTTCAGTGAGAGGCATGGGGGATCTGCTAATAAGGCTGCACCGCCCGCTGAGAGATTCCCAACGCATAGACGATGCAGCCAGTGTGATGTCACCAAGCTGGAGCTTGTTACCATCAGTCGGAGTGAGATCAGGTCGCTACATCCCGCGATGAAAGCCCCTATGCTCTTGCGAGTCTAACAAGGAGTCGGAAAACCGAACCCCGCGATACGTCTTAGTTACGAATGCCCCTCATTGCTCAAACGCAAGGCAATACTATTGCATGGCGCGATATTGTCAATACCTGATCGAGTGAATGATTCTCCACGCTAGGTACAAAGTTTTATCAGTTTTAGCATTGCCAACAAACAGCCGAATTAACAAGCCGCGCCTTCTCGCACTCGCAACTCTCAGCATTGTGCGCCTGATGAATGGGTGAATCTTCATGCCGCGATGTTAGTGCATCGAGAACGATTGTCAACATAAGATGAGCATGGGTTGATATTTGCTATTGACAAGTTAACGGAATTAGTGCTAATTTCCCCTCGATCGCACCGCCGAGCGTAAATGGCGTTTCCATTATGAGTAATCCAGAAGCTACCGCTGAAGCTATTGAATCAGTGTCCAACCTGTCATTTGAAGAGCTTGTAGCTCAGAGAACGGCAAGACATAATCCAGAACCCGAATCTGAGGAACAACCCGAGGAAGCGGAAACCGAAAGCGAAGAGGAAGAGATTCCTGCCGAGCCAGAGGAAGCCGAAGCCGAAGAAGAAGCCGAGGAGGAAGAAGAGGAGCCAGAAAGTGAAATTGATCTACTGTCGCTAACTACGGAGCAGATTCAATCTTTAGCCAAAAAGGGTAAGAGCCGATTGCTTCAACGCATTGGCGAGCTAACCGCTCAGAAGAAAGCCCTGGAGGAGAAGTTGCAATCCCAACCGCCAGTTAAGGAAGTCCCTCAAGAACAGAATCCGTTTCGTGAAATTTCATCCTTCGATGACCTTAAAGCGAAATACCAAGAACTTGAGCAAACCCTTGAGTCTACAGATGCGCTACTTGAGGAATACGAAGATTATCGTGGTGAAGACATAATCCTAGTAGGAGACAAGGAGTTCACTAAGCAGCAGATCCGTAAAGCTAACCGCAACTCTAGGGACGCATTGACTAAATACCTTCCTGCCCAGCAAGCGCATCTCCAGCAGATCGCCCAGATGGAGCAACTGAAGGGACAATACATCGCTGCGGCTCAAGAAGAAGTTCCAGACATCAATGACGAAACCACTGCTGTCGGGAAACAATTCAAGGATTTAATGTCTGATCCGCTTATCGAAAAGCTACGCAAACAAGTTCCTGAAATTGGCTACCAAATCGAATACATTTTGGCTCATGCGTCAAACTCCATCCATGGAGGAACGAGAATTAGGAAGCAACCTGCGGTGGGGAATAAACTGAAAGTCAGTCCATCCTCTTCCCCATTTGGAGCAGGTGCAGCTAAATCCTCTGTTTCCGCCAAGGCTAAAGGTTCAGATGCGTATTCTCGCTTTGAAAAGAGTGGGAGTCCAGAAGAATGGGTTGCTGCTAGAATCGCCAGATACAAATAACTTTTAACCGACTAAAACAATGCCTATCTCAAATACTTATCAACCGTCAGCCCCAGCCGCTAAAACTGGCACGGGTTCCGCCGTTTCCAACCGCGAGGATCTCAGCAATGAACTTGCTATCCTTGCTCCAGAAGAAACTCCCATCCTGTCCCTTTGCAGCAAAGGCAAAGCAAGTGCCACTTACACTGAGTGGACTGTTGACTCCCTTGCTTCTCCTGCTACCACTGGTATCAGCGAAGGTTCGGATGTGACTTCGTTCTCGGACAAGTTCGCAGATCGCGCTCGCCTTGGTAACTACATCCAATTGATGCGCCGTGACTACATCGTGTCGAACCTGCAACAAGCTGTGTCAAGCGTTGGTCCTGCTAACGTGGCACAAGCCGAAGCTAAGTCCATGCGCGAAATCAAACGCGACATCGAAGCAACCATCGCCTCCGATAACGAAATGACGGTTGAGAACGGTGCTGGCACTCCTTACGGAATGCGTGGTCTTGGCAAGTGGATTCAGTCCTCCGCCCAAGCAACGAACCCAGTTCCTGCTGCATACCGCACTCCAACTGGTTCGATTATCTCGTCCACCATCAGCGAAAGCTCCTTCAACTCCTTGATTGGTTCGATCTTCGCTAAGAACGGTGAGATGAACAGCTTGACGCTTGTTGCTAACGTGGCACTTCGCCAGCTTATCAGCAACTTCACCCGCGCCCAACCTTCGTCTGCTGGTGTTACCTACCACGTTAACCAAGAAGCCACGAGCAAGCAGATCACCTTGTCGGTGAACCTGTATGACTCCGACTTCGGTCTGGTTAAGATCGTGAACGGCAACCCAAGCTGTATGCCAACTGGTTCGACCAACGTAGGCTACGTCCTCAATCCTAAGTATCTGGGCTTCAACACCCTGATCCCGATGGGTGCTACTCGCCTTGAGAACCAAGGTGGTGGTGAGCGTGGATTCGTCGATGTTGCTGGCACCCTGTGCGTCAAGCATCCCCAAGCCCACGGCAAAATCGCTTACTAATCTCAACTAACGAAAATACATGAAACTTACTATTCAAGAAGGATTCAACGGATTCACCGACATCTACAAACTCACTGCTGCTGACATCACTGCCCTTGGCACTGGTAATCAGAAAACGATTGCCTTGCTGCCTCCTGGCGGCGTGGTAACTGCTTGCGGAGTGTTTGAAGCTGTCACATCCGCAGGAACATCGGCAGACCTCACTCTGGACGTAGGCACGACTACTGCCGACCCAGATGAATACATCGATGCCCTCGACCTCGACGGTTTGACCAAAGCTGCCTTCAACACTGGAGATGTGCTGGTTAACACCGCTGCTGGTTATGCAATCAACAACACTGCATCCGCTGTGCCTATCGTCCTTGAAGTTAACTTCACTGGAACGGTTACCGCAGGTGAGTGGTATATCGGTGTCAAGATCCTTGATCTTGGACTGCTTGCATCCAACGCTTAATCCCTAACTGGGGAGGGAGGGTGAAATCTCCCTCTCCTTTTTCTTATGTTCGCAGAAGAAGAAATTAACGCAGCACTTATCCGTGAGCTATGCTCTGGTCGCAAGTTCGTCGAGAGCTTGGAGAAACGCAGAGAGATTGAAGCAGCGGCAGAAGCAAGGAAGATGCGCGAAGTGAAGTCCATCGCAGGTAAGCCTGTCGGAGCTATCCCGCAACGCGAATATCTACTCCTTGCAAACAAATACGGAGCAGAATGCTGGGATGACCGAGGATTCGTCCGTGACTTTTTCAAATCACAATCACACCTAAAAGCAGGTAACATTTAATGCAAACGAAGACCTACGCCGAATTGCTTTCTCTGATTCAATCACTGTGCGGGGTCGTCTTCGCAACGCTGGAGCTTGGGCGCATCAAGGCACTCATCAATCGTCGTGCGCTGAGGGCATATCGCTCAACGAACTACTGGACTCGATACCTCAAGATCGGGGAAGAGAGGGCAGTGACTGGCAATGTCGTGCCTTACACCGAAGCTGGCAAAGACCCGATTGATACGTTTCTGCGTGTTCATCGACAAGCCCCCTGGATCACCGCTGCCGTGCAGGAATACGACATCATGGTGACCGCTGATGGTGCTACACTAGTTGCTGGCAATAGCAATCCAACGGAAGCCTTCGTCACTTACAAGAAGCAGTTCTCCGACACTTACGGTGATGGGCAAGGCGAGACTACGGCAATCCCTGCTGAGTGGTTTCAATACATGGCGCATGGAACATATGCCGACTATCTCCGCGCTGAAGGGCAGCAAGAGAAAGCAGTCGTGGCAGACCAAGAGGCAGACCTGCTGCTTCAAGAGGAAATGATTCGCATTGACGAACAGCACACTTTACAGATGGTTGCGAATAGGATATTTACCAACGCGAACATGCAAATGCGATACTGATGAATTACTCACTTTCAAATATGCTTCGTGCAGCCTGTATTGGTGGTCCTCCAGTCATCAGTGGTTTTGCTTATCCGATGGAGACACTTACCAGCACAAAAGCTGACCAGTGGTATATTGATGGTTCTCCTGTATCTGGTCAAACTGGATCAACATTTCAAGTTCCCCTACTTGCTTACGGGACACAAATTACTTGTGGCGAATCCGCAGCGGTAACCGTATGGAAACCGTGGGATATTGCTGGTGTTGTTAGTGTGCGTATTGCGAACCAGAGAGCATGGAATAGCATCTCTCCAAACGTAGCCGCCACAAATGGTCAAACAGTCAGAAGGTGGGGTGACTTGGTGAACAGTTACTCCGCTGACAATGCAACATCGGTTCAACAACCATTGTTTAGAAGCACGGGGCAAGGATCTTATCCTACAGTAGAGTTCGATGGAACAGATGATGTCTTGGCACTTTCAGGGAGTGAGCTTGATGTTTACAGAGACAAGGGTGCTTGTTACGCATTCATTGGTTTTAGAGCAACAACCCCGACATCAGGAAATCCCGAGCAAGCCATTTTGTATATTGCTACAGGTGTGAGCAACTCAAGACTTTTGTATCACGCTAGATTCGGTGGAGCAAACAATTTTGGATTTTTGACAAGAAGACTAGATACAGACAGTTCTGCTCAACTAACTTATGCAAATGATTCAAACTACCACGTTCATGGCGCGGAGTTGCTTTTTTCCAGTGGCTCCTTTAGGCTTCGCATTGATGGCACTCAAGTAGGTTCGGGTAATTACGCATCTGGTTCTGGAAGTTCATCCAATACAGCTTCGGCTGCTGCTTCAATCGGTAATAATGGAAACGTACCCACACAGAGGGCTGGTGGTCATTATACCTGCGTAATACTTGCAAACCAAACAATATCCAACACGGATAGAAGTAGGATCGAAAGATTTATAGGTTTATTTGGAGGTCTTAACATTCCACTTGTATGAGATATTTCTTAGGAACTGCACAGCAATTTGACCATATGCGCTCCACCGTCATGGTTGAACTTTCTATGCCTAATCAATACGCAGATGAACCATGGAAAGAAGGAGTTTCCTCACTCGCTCTTGGTCCACATCATTACGAGCCTGAGCAATATGCTGCAATGATTAGCCAAGCTATTAGCATGGGTATCCAAGAAGTTACAGAATCTGAATACATCGCAGCGCAACAATCTTCTGAAGAAAATCAAGCCAATCAATTACCATGAAAACTACCGTATTAGGAATCCTTACAATCGTCGCAACTGTTTCCAATGTTGCCATCCAAGTTATCTCTGGAGAAGCGCCTGACTTTGCCGCAGCGTTTGCTGCCGTGGTCGCTGGCATTGGTCTAGTCAAAGCTGCTGACGACAAATGAACAAGGACTTCCTCCACAGCACGATTGGGACGATTGCTCCGCTCCTCGGGGTGATTACATCCTTTCAAGAGCAGATCGAATACTGGCTTCGGATTAGCGGTCTGGTAGTCGGTCTGATCGTTGGGTTGCTGAGTATGTGGCAACTCATCAAGAAGTTATGAGCAAATTCGTCCAAGAGATCATCCGTATCGCCAAGGCTGAAGTCGGGGTGAAGGAGGTTGGTAATACGAATTGCGGCGAGAGAGTCGATCAATACAAGGCAGCTACATGGCTTAATCCGAAGAAGGGATGGGCGTGGTGCGCTGCCTTCGTCTGTTGGGTGGTGCGTGAGGCAATGGCATCCGCTGAAGTGAAGCAGACCAAGACGTTCAAACGCCCGAGGACTGCTGGGGCATGGGACTTCGAGAACTGGTCAAGAGCGCAGGATAAAAGCACATGGACGCTGCGTGATCCTGAGCGTGACATTCTCCCTGGAGACATCGTGATCTTCACGTTCTCCCACATTGGCTTCGCTATTTCCGCGCCCGACAACGATGGGTTCATCCGAACAGTGGAGGGGAATACTGACGCTGCTGGATCTAGGGAAGGTGGAGGAGTCTACACCAAGTCTCGCCACATCTCTAAGATTCGCTCCCGCATTCGGTTTACGATCTGATATTTCATACGAAAGTGGGCGATGATGTCCACGATAACCGACATTACACGCAATGAAACCAATAAAAAGCAAGTCCAAGATTATTGTCCTGTTGTCAGACCTCCATATCGGCTCCGTGGTTGGTCTATGGCTTCCAGACTTTGTGTCCAACGAAGGAGTCCCCATCGGTCAGAATGCCTTCCAGAAGTGGTTATGGGCTTGCTGGCAAGACTGCCATGAGTGGATTGCTAAGATCGTGGGAGATGAACCCTATGAGCTTGTCATCAATGGCGACTTGGTCGAGGGCATCCACCACCGCACGACTCAAGTCATGAGTGCCGATCTAGGCGACCAGTCTGCTGCTGTGATCCAGATCCTTGAGCCTGTGACCAGCAAGGCAGCGGGAGTGCATATCATCAAGGGGACTGAGTGCCACACGCGAAACGATGAGATCCGTCTGGGCAAGGTGCTAGGCGCATCGAGGAATCCTGAGAACGGACAGAACGCATGGGACAGTCTCGACATCGAGATCAACGGAACGCTTGTGAACTTTGCTCACCATATCTCCGCGACATCCCGACCGTATCTTGAAGCTGGAGCGCATAGCATTGCCCTGGGTGTCATTACCCATACCCGCGCCCGAGTCGGCAAGCGTGTGCCTTCTGTCATCTGTCGAGCGCATCGCCATCGCCATGGAATCTGGACGGATGGCAACCAAGCATCGCTCATAACTGGCGCATGGCAGGGGCTTACTCGCCATGGCTACAAGGTAGTCCCCGATGCTATCTCCGAACCTTCGTGTATCATTCTTGATGCGAGGTCGACCGACAAAGGCGACCTCCCTCTGTTTCATCAACGCAAATACGTCCCATAATGGCAAAAAGCATACCCAAAGTAACAGGCATGGACTGGATCGTGGAGAAGTTCTCCTATGAACCAATGACTCCAGAGGAGTTCACCGCAGAGATGGTAGCAAAGCAATCTGGTGCTAACATCAACACGGTGAGAAGCAAGCTGAAACGGATGGAAACGAATGGCGAGATCGTCGGGCGAAAGTTGCTCATAGACGGCAGGCATTTTGTCGTCTACAAGCAAGCCGAGGCGGGTTAGACTGGGCGGATTCCATACAGAACTCCATCTTGCTTTTGGAGTTCCCATCCGTCATCCTCTGCGTTGCTGATTCCTACGCGCCCGCAGTCGGAGTAGTGTTCCATGTGAATAGCGCACCAAGGCTCTCCGCAGCAGTCGCACTCTGGGAGGTCAGCAGCGAAGACAATGCGGATTCGTTCCATTGCTCTGCCATTGCTTTCGCAATACCTTTGTATGTCGTTGATCTGATTTTCCATCTGTCGTCCGAAGGTCCTAGTTTGTTTTGCCCTCCATCAGTTTGATTTGCCCATCGTGGCTTGCCGTTCACGATTCTTGGTGAAATCTCATTAGTTGGCAATAGTTTTGGCAAGTTTTTTAGCCACAGGCACGTTGCTTTGCTGGCGTCATGCCCGAAATGATACGGTTGTATGATTTGGTCTGGCTTACGAATCCTGCTGGAGATAATCGAAACTGGATTCTCTAAAGCAATGTGCTTGATGTCAGCATCCAGCAGTTGCTTGACAAACGCCAGTGCTTTGTCTGTCTCCTCCCATCCGCGACCTCGATCATTCCAGTGGATGCCAGAGACGCTAAGGTATGTGCATGGGGGATGGCAGATCATTAAATCCCATCCATCTCCCAGCACATCCCGAACGTCACCTTGGTAGTGGTGTCCTGGAGTATCGGTGGGCAGTAAGTCACAAGACATTGCATCGTGACCTGCGGCGATAAAAGCCTCACGCACCGTCCCTGAATACTCGCAAGCAACCAGAACTTTCATAGCACATCCTGTGGTAGTATCTCCGTTTCTGGAAACTCATACACCTCGTTAATCCGCTCCATGATCGCAGTGTAGACTGCTGCCTCAATCTGCTCATATGATGGATCTTCGGTATGTTTGTGCGCCCGAGAGACGCCGTAGCGGCATCCCTCTTCAACGCAGTTGCTTAGTATTGTGTAGTGTTTTGCTCTCATTGGTCTTCTGGTAGTTTGAATTTGATAATGTCTTTCAGTCGTTTGAGTGTGCAATCATCGCCATCTGCTAAGTGGAGGTTTTTAGCAATAGTGGAGTGAATCGCTTCTTGCAGTTCACGGTATGCGGCGGCAAGGATTGCTGCTGATGCTGCGTATCTATCCGCAAGAAGATTGTTGACGCATTTCTTTTGCTGCCATGCGTCAATAATTTCGTTGTCCCATGCGGTTTCGTTATCAGCAGCATAAGCCAAAGCTGCGTCGATTTGTTCTTGTGTTGGTTTCATGTTGGTAAATTTTATAAGTAATAAACATAAGTATGCTTTCCTGCGGTTTGCTTGTAAAATGCCTCACCTGTTTCTAAAAGCAATTTAAGTCTCTTTGCAAAAGGCTTTAGTTTTCCTTTGTATGTAGTGCGTATGGTCTTATCGTGAAACTTTTTTTCTCCATAATAGATAACCTTAGCACCTTTAACATCTTCTAATTGTTTAAAATTGCTGGCTTTATAGATAATCCCAGAGTGTCCATGTTCTTTATCTGCATAACTTACAACAATTTTGCCTCCCCAATCCTTCCTGAGGAGTCTTAACGATTTTCCGATAAAGAAACTTTCAGCATTGCGAGGAGTAGCATCAACGCAGCAAAGTCTGCGAAGTTCAATCACTTGGCTTGGATCTGAAGAGAATCTTTTCCATTGGTTTGCCATAGCCATTTTGCCATAGAACATAGCTCCCTTCATTGCGCCATACGCATCAAATAAGGCATAACAATAATCTGCTATGCACCCATTTATGCTTTTAGAGTAATGCCATGTTTCTATAAAATTCGCAATATCGCTTCTGCTGACGAGTCTAACTTTCCAATTTTTCAAAGTTGTATTCATTTCAGGATTGCGTTTTTGCTCTTGCCAGTCAAAGATGCCTCCATCTGTGAATATCAAATCATTGCAATATGTATCATTATTTAGCATACCGTTTATGATTTTCTTCTGAATGATTCCCATGTGAATGCCAGCTTTGCTCCGTTCTCCTCGATCCTGTCAATCACGGCAGGGGATAGCGTGGATGCTAGCTTCTCCCATGAGTAGTTCGAGATGAGGATCGTCGGCATATCTGCGGCGTATCGCGCATCAATGATGGCAGTGAGTTGTCTGTCTTCGTATGGCGTTTCACCACGCTCCTGGACTTCATCAATAACCAGCAATGCTGCCTCGCAATAATCCGATACCACTTCCTTCTCTGACTTCTTTGCCCCAGAGATGTAGGTGGACTTGATCGTCGAGAACAGATTGACTGCTGTTGTGTAGACCATCGGACGCTTCTTGTATGTCGTCGTCCATCCCTGCTCGCCTGTGCTGATGTTAGGACGCTTGGACTTATGCGCCCGAGCTACCTCCCATGCCATGCGGGTCTTGCCTGTGCCGTATCCTCCGTAGAGAATCGTGATCCCACCTTCATCCGTGGTAGCGAGTGCCTTGGCGTAGTTTGCCAACCACCCTGCTCCCCCTGCTGGCGGAGCATCGTCGTATCGTTTCGGAAATCCTCTGAGTGTATTCATTGTTCGGGCAGGTTAAGGATTTGTGACACAGTGTAGCCAACACCTTTCTTGAGTAGGTGTGAGTAGTCTACAGGCATTGTTGGTTCGATCTTCTCAGACTCCTGGGTGCGTATGAGTAACTCCGCCGCCTGACTGATCGAGCATCTCCTGCGATTGGCTAGCCTCCTGAGACGCTGATATGTCTCTTGCTCCAGTCGCAGTGCCACAGTTGCTTTCTGCTCCCATGGCTTCTTCCGTGGTCGTCCACTGACCATGCTGAATCCTTTGTCGCTGACTCTCATGCTAGGTGGTATTGGGCGAAGGTTTTACCGTTGCGAGTGATTGGTGTTGTGCGGATGTCCATCCCTGCTCTCCGCAGATCCAGAATCCGTGCCGATAGTCTCATGCACCCCCATTTCTCTAGGGCTTGCAGAGGAGTGATCTTATGCCCCCGAAGGAGCCATGCTTGTATTTTTTTCGTTGTGCTTTGTGTATTCATTTTGTTGTTCTGTTGATATTCACCCTGCCCTCCGTAATCAGATTTTGGGAGGACAGGGCTTACCATGCTCCATCAGCACCCGCTGAGGGAAATTTTTGCGCTGCGTATCTCGCTTGGAGATGCGAAGCTGCGAATCTCGGTGTAATAGCCTGTGTCCTCCGCCAGTGCTGGCGACCAGTCACACCCACACTGCGTGGCGATCTCCACGTCGTAACGCTCGCACAGGTCAGCCAGCTCCGCGATAAAGCGCGTGATGCGTTCTTGCTTAGTCATCGGAGCCTCCTTTTGCTGTGGCAATTGCTTTGCGTAGTGCGCTGATCAGCTTGGCTGTTGGCTCTAGCTCTTTCCAAGTAGGAGCTTCCCAGCGATCGACGACTGCTTGGGCAGCCTCCACCAGCGTGTCGCGTTGCTCCCGCGCCTCGGCAAGCTCGCGTTTACACTGAGTCAGTTCATACTCCACTTGCGCGGCATCTTCGTATGGGACGATGTATTTTGGCAAATTTGGATTTTCATATTGGCATCGCCTAGCGGATACCATTCTTGGCGCATCACTCATCGCTCCCTCCTTTCACAGAGGCTAGGGCTGCTTTGTATTTTGCAATGGCGGCGCTGAATTCTGGCGTGTTGCAATTCGGATGGTCGTCTTCCTCGATGAATGGCCACATTAACTCCAAAGCATGCGCCAGCAATCGCTTTGCCGCCCGTGCCTCGGCCAGCTCCTTTGATTGAAGTGCGTAAAGATCGCGGCGGAATTGCAAATCAAATTTCGCCTCGGTAAGCTCGCGTTCGAGTTGCTGGCATACGTCTTCATGAACTACATTGCATGGTCTGCTTGCAATCGTGTCTAACCGATCAATCGGCATTGCAGCGGCATCCGTCCTTGGTGTATCACTCATCGCTCCCTCCTTTCACAGAGGCTAGGGCTGCTTTGACCTCGTCCTTGCAAGCCATGTAATCATTCCTGACTTCGTCAAGCACGGTTTCTAACGCCTCCGCCAGCGTGTCGCGTTCATCTTGGAATTGAGACGACATTTGCTCATGTAGTATCATGTCGGTAATTAGCTTTTTGTTTTCTTTCTTTGCCTCGGCAAGCTCGCGTTCAAGTTGGCGACAATCCTCTATCGGGACATATTCCGTTGCTCCAGCCTGCCTAATGCGAGGCAAGGCATCTGTCCTCGGCGTATCACTCATGGCTCCCTCCTTTCTTCTCATTCTGTTCGCATTCCCACTCACACTCCCTGCCAAGTTTGAATAGATTGCAGAGGAAGATGGACACCACCGATGACAAGATCAGTGCCAAGATTAGGAAAACCACATTCAATAATGATAAAACGATCATATTCTTGTTGGTTAGATTGCTTCGATATGTGGGATGTTGCCTCCGAAGTGCATCGTCTTAACCCATGTGTCACAGTTTAGGTAGCAGATGATCCGATCGCTATAGAAGCAGTATTCTTCATCTGCCATGTAGTCGAAGTCGCCACGATACACCCAGCGAGTCTTGCCCTCTGGGAGTGGTGGCGGCTCGGGGAGATCACCCCATGGCAGTTCCATCTGTGTGCGGTCTGTTACCTCTGGGACTTCCAGTTTCACAACTGGTTCTTCATGCGCTACGTCATTGTCAAGCAGTGACCCGATGTTTTTTAGCACCTCTGCTGCGAGGTGATCTGGTATTTCTATTGTCAGTTTCATGTGCTGTGTGTGTTTACTTTGTTTGTGTTTGCCCATACTTAGCTATGAGCAAGGAATCTGCTGTCGCGTGAGTCACTTTGATGCTCGGGAAAAGCTCTTGTGCCTTACGCTTGGTTATATTTTTATCACCTTTCGTCATACATCCAAGTTCTTTCTGCCATACTTGTGGACGAATTCTAGTAAAAGGTATCCCCGCTGCCGTCAATGCCATCTCCAGATTGCCATATCCGCGCCCGAAGGTGAAGGCGGAGACGACACCCATCTGAGGACTGGAGGAGATTTGCTCTAGGAACGCATGGCATTCACCGTTGCTGGCAATATCCTGCACTAGCTCCCAGAGGTCTTGAAGGGTGTCTGGCATCTTCTCGACGCATGGTTTGCCGTCCATGATCCATGCAATGCCGCCGTTAACCCCTGGATCTATGCCTATCGTTGTCATTCTTGCCACAGTTTGATTTTGAGTTTCTTCGCCAGTCCGACCACGGCATCAATCTCGTTTTCATGCCTGAAATTGTGCTGCGTCTCGCTTTTGTATGCTACCCACTGGTTGTCTTTGGTCTTGAGCGTGTGAATGTTGCGCTCTTGCATCCATTTCAGTCGTGGGGACGGTTCCTCGGGAAGATCTGGGAATAGGTTCATAGCAGTTCGATCTTGAGTCTTCCGACCTCTAGTCCGTAGGCGGATTCGATAAGGCAATGCTCCAGCCCGACCATGTCTTGTAAGACTCGTTCTAGCTGTTCCATCTCTCTCTTGCTGCCCTTAGCGTATGGTGTGGTGATTGATTGATAACCGATCTTCTCGGCATCGATCTGCGTGTATGTTTGTGGTCGTGGTGGTTGTTTCATATTGGAAAGTTTGCCCTGTTGCGATTCTCAGGGCTTGAGTGTTTTCTACTGTCGCAACTCAGTCTGTTCGGGTGCGGAAATAGCGTGTATTGTAGCTACTTCCTGGTCTTGCTTCGCGGAACTCGACACCTTCCAGCAGACTGCTGCCGTGGTCGCCTTCCACCTTCTCTCTAGATAACCAGAGGTCTTTCTTGAATTTCGGAGAGGAGACGAGATACTTCTGAGTCTCAGCATCCCAGCCTATGACGGTTTTGTCATAGTATTGGGTGCCGATCTCCAGAGGAGTGTCATCGAAGATACTCATGATCAAAAGGGGATCTCAGAATCGTCTTGTGCTGCTCCGCCACCGTAGGGTTTTGGCTCATAGAATGAAATCCATCCGCTCCAGTCTGGCGCTACAGGCATCCCATCGAGTTTCAGAGACAGCTTGCCTCCTTCACCTTCGAAGACTGCGCCGACCGTGAGGTAGCGTTTCTTCTCCGTGCCGTCCTTTGCCGTGTATTTGCCCACGGTGGCTACTGCGTCATATTTCTTTTTCATATTGGTAAAAGTGTGCGTGTAGGATGCGCACCCCCCATAGTTTTACAGATAAGCAGGTTTCTCGATCATGGTGATTCCCTCATGCTGGCGTGTCCAATAGTCGGTCGCGCAACACGCTTGCCATTTAGCAAGAGCATTCATGTAGCCAACTCGCCCCGCCTCGATCAGTTCGGGGGACACCTCGACCCATGCCGTCTCATGCGGTGCATCCACCTCGATGAAGCAGATGACAAAGCGTGTGCGTTTCTCTCCGCTGGCAGCGTTCCAGAGGTCGAGGTAGAGTGCTGCTTGCCAGTGGTATCCCCTGGAGATGATCGTGTTCGTGATGTCCCGCACATTCCCGATCCGTGAGGTGGTCTTGAGATCCACCAGTAGGTCGAGGTCGTCTGGCACAAGGTCGATCATGCCCTTGATCTCGGTAGCTCCGATGGTCGCAAAAACTGCCACCTCGGATTTGTATCCACCTTTGAATCGTTGCGCATAGTCTTCGGAGAAAACCATCTCGCATCCCGATGCTGCGCGGATGTCGTCATCGGTGGCGATCATCTTGCCCATCTCGCGCTGCTCTGCCTTCCACTCCTGCGCTGCCTTCGTTCTGAAGTCAGCATAGGGAGAGACTGCTGCGATGTCTTCTAGGGGCAAATTTGGCTCAAGAATGGCAGCATGGATAAGTGTGCCGAGATCCATTGCCTTGGTGGGTTCTTTTCCAGTGCTGTGTCTCCACTTGTATGGGGATTGATTGAACTCCCAGAGCAGGGATTTCGACACTGGAGCGTCGAGGTTCCGAGGGTTTGCCGAACGCATGTAATACGCCCGACCCAGATTGTATTCTATCGTTGCGTTTTGCATTTTAAGCGTTCGTTTGATTTTCGATGTTGCGGTTTACCTGCGCGGATTTCGCAGCGAATGCACGGTCGATGGCAGGGATCTTGTCGGTGGTAAGCTGTCCGATGGATTTGACTCCGTAGTGCTTCAAGAATGCTGCCTCATCGATTCCGAGGAACTCGACATTCTCCTTGATTCGTGCGGCTTCTGCGCTGGTGATGAGTGGGTAAGTGACAGCTGGCTTGTTGTGTGCTGCGGTGTTGCCGTCATCATCCTCCTGGGCGACTCCACACACTGCGGCGAGGGAGTAGCGTCGAAGGTAAGTCGTTGCTGCGCCAATGCCCTGCGCGTCCTGTTTTGCAGGAATGCAGGACATTTTCCCGCTGATGTAGCCTCCGCTGCTGTGAGCAATGGTCGTAGTAACGTGGCAAGCCCCATCTTCGAATGACGGTGATTGCACGACTGACAATCCATTTGCGGCGAGGACTGGGCGAACGGTATTCAAGACCTCCGCTAGATCTGCGTATCTGGATTTGAAGTGGGGATTGACGCTCCCCTTGGTGGCGTTTTCCACCTCTCCTTGCATCTTGGCAAGTGCGGTGAAAAGCTCTGGTGTGCTGTGTTCTAGGTTCATTGTATGTATCGTGTTTGTGGTTTGGCAAGGGTTTAACGCCTTGCCGTGATTGGTTTAGTGGTTTTCTGGTGATTGGGCAAGAATAATTTCTGAGTATTTTTGCAGGATCTTCCTGACCCTCTCCTTCGTTGCCTCGCAGTATTGCAGACGCTCATGGATTGCTCTCCTAGCGTAGTATGCTGCGGTATGGTGCGTTCTCCCCACGATCTCGCAGGAATGTTGCAGACTGTGGGAGTCGCTCCAGATCGCCATGACAATTTGCCGTGCGAGGGATTCGGCGTATCGTTTGCGGCGACCAGTGATTGCTTCGGGAGTGACCCCCATGACAATGGCGGCGGCTGTGATCAATGCTTTTTCGTCATCGACTAGCATGATGCTGCCTCCTTTCTATAGAACTTGAGCAGTTTTGCGACATCGCGCCTGTCGCAGGTCAAATGTGGTTCCCTGGAGTGTTTTCCCATCATTAGAATCATGGCGTATTTGATCCATGTGCTGCGATGGGTGATGATCGTGCGTCCCTCCATGCGGTATGCTTTGCTTCCGTCTCCAGTGCGAACCATTTCGAATGGTAGCGGTTTCCGTGTGGGCTTGGGTTCTGGGTGATCCATTGCTGGGTCATATTCCAAGCGTGGCGGTGCTAGTTCGTATGCTGTTTCGTATATCGTATTCATGGTTTCATTAGTATTAGGCGTTGGTCGAGTAGTTCGTTGATTTTGTCCATCCAGTGCTGCTTGCGCTCGGGTTTTGCGTCGAGGTAGCTCTCGCGCAGGATGGCGAGTTTTTCGTCTATCTGTTTGATTTCTGGGTTCATGCGTTGAAGTAGATCGTGGCAAGGGTTGCGATGATAGTGAGCAACAAAACCCACTTGTGCCACCTTGGGCGGCGTGGCGGGTATTGTGCGAGTAGCTTCATGGCGAGCCGATGCTCGATCATTTTGGAGTCGAATGGTTTGTGCATTTTGTTTATTGGCTTGTGCCAGACCGCCGAAGCGGTTTCGATCCTTAGCCTGGGATCTCGTCAGTGGCGATTTTGTCCATGATCATGCAATCAAGCCTTGCAAGCTCATTTGCGGCGATTGTGCCTAGGTTGTAATGGCGGGTGCATCGCGCTTCCAGTGCGTCCAATTCCGCGCGGGTTGTTGCCTCGCGGATCATTTGGGCTAATGTTTGTGATGTGGTCATGGTTTGCTGGTTTTGGGTTGGATTCTGCGCAGGATAGCTATTGCATCGCGGACGTTTTCCACCTTGGTGTAAAGTCCGTAATGCGTGTGATGTCTGGTTTTGAATTCGTAAGAGATCGCCATTCTGAGGGATTGAATGAATGAATCAGTGATTGCCATGTTGCCTGTGATAGTGGTCATGTGATTCTTGTGATTGTGTAGTGATTAGAGGTATTTAGTCCATTTTCCGCCTTTGTATTCGATTGGCTCGAGCCATAGAAAGTGGCGGGCTAGGTTGATCAATTGCTTGGAACGGTTTAGTCTGGCAGCGTGGTAGCTGCGCGGGCTAATTTCATTCCATGTGCTGCAGCTGTAGTCATAGACGGCATTTTTATAGCCTCCTGCGCAGCGTGTGAGTTTCCTCACGCAAGCGCGCGTTTGTCTGATTGCTTCTTTCTTGGTCATTTGGTTTGGGTGATAGTGGTGAATGATAGTGGCAGGGGATTTCTCCCCCGCCTGGGGTTTAGAATGTGCAGCATCCGCAGCATGGCGCATCTTCGCAGATTCCGTTTTTGTTGCGGTAGAATGTGCCTCCGCTGGTTCGGATCTCGTATGATATGTAATCATCCGATGGTCGCCGCCTGTTGACCAGTGCCTGAGCCTCTTCGGCTGTATCGTCTGGCATCTCCCATTGTTTCTGGGCTGCGTTCCATCGCCCGCCGAGTGATTTGAGGGCGGCGCGGTGCGGGTAGGTGTTTCCGGTGATAGTGGTCATGATAGTGGGCGGCTGATGGTTTACAGGGTTGCGCGGTTTGCTAGCTTGTCGGAGATTGCGCCGGATCTGTGGAGTTGATCCACAAAGTCAACGAAAGCGGTGCGCGTCTCGCACAAGTGGCGGTTGTGTCCCGCCGTTACGATTTCCCACTTTCGGGCGTATTCGTAATGCTCTGGGTGTGATTGCCAGAATGCGCGGCGGATTTGTCGTTGGCTAGTGTATTGTGTTTTCATGCTGTTTCTGTTTGTGTGGTTTTAGTTGGCAAGGTTAATGGCGGCGCGCCGGAGAGACTCTGGCACGGTGGGCGAGTAAAGATCTGCTTCATCGATGGTGGAACGATCTCCCCTGATGAAATCACGGACGCGCGTTACTGGATCTCCGGTTGGTTCGTATGGTATCGGCGTTGGCGTGTCCTCTGGCAGGATTGCGAGTGATAGTGCAATGCCGGAGAGAATTGCAAGGAATTGGAGGAATGATTTCATGTTTGGATGATTTGAGATGATTTGGCGCGCGCCTGGTAATGACGCGCGCCTAGTTTTGTTATGCCATCGCGGCTGCAGTTGCTTTTTTCACTGTGGAGCC